TCACTACAGATGTATCCTGTATTATTTACTCTATCGAGTCCTAATTCCGGGCCGGGACAATTTCCTGAAAGTGGCCCCCTATTAATTAAACCAAATTGAGCAAAGGATGTTCCTAAGAACATAATATAGAATAAAAGTGTCAATAATAGTTTCTTCATAGTTTCCTAAAGAGAAAATAATGGCATACCGTATAGTATGCCATCATAGTTTACAGAACAACCTTAACATTAATTTCACTCCAAATTTTCTCGTAAGGCCATCCAAAGTTAGGTACATCACCAAGAGTATTAGCAAATGTAGGATAAGAAACTTCAATTACTGTCTTTCCAACAGCGTGTGCAGTAACTAATCCAGAACTATTAACTGATGCCACACTAGGATTTTGACTCCAGTATGTTAAAGCAATAGCAGGACTTGCAACCTCTACATTTCCAGCCATATCTTCAGCTTGTGCTGAAATCTGGTATGTGGTTGAATCTGGTGATGTGGCACTTAATGATAGCTCCTGAACATGATAACCATTACCATTAAAGGCACTGGTAATCACAACCTGTGCAGCTACCCCTAAACCTGTAGTTGAATTAAAAGCCATATATTTCCTTTCTTTTAATGAGGGGAGAGGATTTCTCCCCTCCTTATAGGTTATTGGTTAGCTAATAGCACTAGCTGCATCTATCTCGCGTATCCTGATTGTTGTATCGGGTCCGAGGCTCGTTGTGAAATGAACTCTGTAAGAAGTCCATCCGGGTATTAAACCTTCAGGATCAGCAACGCTAGGCTCTGCATTCTGTACAATATTGCACTTAATGTTCTGCCATTCACCATCACCAAACTCTGTGTCACCCTGATATCCAAGTTTAATACTAAAGATACCATCACGTCCAAAAATGTAGGTACGCAGAGCAGTTAAGCCTGTGACACCCTTATAGTTTGGAGTCTGAGTAACTTGGTTAGTCTGGAAGAAGTGAACACCACTGGATGGGAACTCAATCATTTCTGTTAAGTCCACCGAAACCAAATCTTCCATACGGGCAAGACCGACAGGTGTATGCTTCAAAATATCAATAGGAGAGTTATTCGTTGTATCAGCTAATACATCACCGATAGAAAACGGATGGATAACTCCGCAGAATGATTTAGAAGCTTCGTCAAAAGGACGAACACTACGACCAGCTAGACTCTGAACACTATTACGAATCTGATTAAGACTCAAAGTAGTGAAACTAGTTAATGAACTAGCAGCCAATGAAGTTAATACACTAGAGTCAATGGCGTTTGCACCATCAGCAGTTGCACGAACTAGACCACTCAGCGACTCACCAAGACGATAACTCATCTCACGAGCCACATTTTCTACAGTGTTATCAATAGCAGTTGCTAGAGACAAACTAGAGAAGTTAGCATAATCTGCATATTCTCCAATGGTCGCTGTGGTTGTTAATACGGAAACTGTAATACCAGCGCCGACAGTTCCTTCTGCTACCTGACTGGTATTAGCAGCAAGTGGGACGTACATGAACATTTCATATTGATTGCCGCTCTTAGTTGGAAGGTCGAGACGTTCCGAGCAAGCGACAAAAGGTGTTTGTATTTATGTTTAGACTATCTGTGTCACCACAGAAGCACGCTTACAGTCACCTGTAAGATCAGACTCTCTCTTTTTACCATTTAATTCAGAACACGTAAACCACATTCGTTTACGTTTTTCAGGATCAGGAGTTCCACATAGTCTTACAAAATCCAAGACAATTTTAGATTGTTTTCGTTTCGTAATTAAATATGGAAGAATAGATAAAAGAAATTTTTCTTTTCCTTTATTATCCTTTATATCCCATTCATACATTGGTAAAATTCCATTATGTGGTGGACGCTTTCGAGTAAAGCCCCCATAAGTATTAAATAAATCCACAATAACAGGTTCAAAAGTACAGCCAAGAGAAACACAGGCTCTATAATAAAAACCGTTTCCACCACTAGCTTTACTTTGTTTCACTCTAATAATGTATGAACTTCCTTCTCCATCAAACATTCCTGCAAGGTATGCTTGATGAAGGTTTCTTTTTAATGATAAATTTGACGTATTAGTCGTTACGGATAAATTCTGATTTAATTTTGAAACCCTTTGGTATAAAGCTTCTCTTTTTTCTTTATTCTGAACACCGTTCATCTCAAAATATTCTTTCAAGATAAATGCTTGTTCTTTTTTCAACCAAAGGTATGACAAAATTTTATCAAGGAAACGAGATGCATGTTTGTCACTTGTAAACTTCCACCTATAATAACGTTTCCAGATTGGGACAACCCAATCTGTTTTATTAAAGGTTCCACCAAATGTACTTACTAACCATTTGACCGTTTCAAAGTGTGTGGTGCGTATCATCACTGTTGGATCATAACTTACATAACCCAAATCATTAGTAGATTTAGAAATATACAAACTTCCATCAGCGTCAATAAGCCCTGCCACATATGCTAGTCTTGTTTCTTTCAAATTTCTTTCCTCGGTATTTTCTGATTTACTAAACTAAAGACGCTATTTTTACATAACCACAAGCTATATTATCGTAAGCCCCTGATTTAATTTTTATAAATTCCCCATCTAAATCCTTTAAAAGGGAAAATTTATCATAAATCAAATCATTTTCAATTTCTAATTCAGCGGTTACAATAACTTTAGTTGTCTTAGGTTTCTTCACATTATCCTCCGATAATGCTATTATACCAGATGTTCACCGATTTAGTCAAATTTTAAAAGACCCAAACAAGTTGTTTAATTTCAACAACTTACTAAGCCTTCAAGTTCTCACGGAACTTTTTGTCATAATACTTCACAGTGGACTGAGGTAAGTTCGCCTGTGCATTTGAGGACGGAGTATAAGTAGGCATATCCTTCTTATTCCCTTAGCATGTCATCAAACTCTCCCCCAAGCTGATTCTTGACAGTACTTCCTTTTTGGCATCAATTACTGGTTCTAATAATCCGATTAGAATCTTCATTGGTACAGTTAGGATTCAACTGTACTTTACCGCAGCCATTGTTTGGGAGATTCACGCCATAATCCAATGGCCAGAACCTCAATTAGTTCCTTTAGTTAATTAACGTCTGCCTCTTTGTGAAGCAGCTTCATCTTCTAAATCTTGTACGAGTTTAGCAAAACCTTTTTCATGTAAAAGTTTCTGCTTATACGTTTCCCCGTCCATAGTATTAACCTGCTTTAGTGTGTATTTAACCGTCTTTTGTGGCTCTACATCACTAGCAGGGATACGGGTTAATCCTGTAGGTGGTGGTGCAACTGTTCTAACAGGAGTAGGCGGTATAGGTGGTTCTAAAATTTCTTCTCGTGTAGGCGCAACTTCCTCAATAGGCGCAACAACAGAAGTTATAGGCGCAACAGGTGCAGGTGCATTAAACACGGTTCCTCCTCCAAATAAAATTACATTATCCTTCTTCAAAGTTTCATAGGCTAACTGAAAATTTGACTGTAAAGGGGCTAAATTATTTTTAATCATCCAACCTGTAATAGCACTCTGATTTTCCACGCATTTATAATAATCAGGGTTTGAAGTCATAAAAGCATCAGATTCAACACGAGCTAACAACTTCATTTCATTCTGTGATAATGTAGCAAGTGTCTCACGTAACTTAGAAGGAGTCATCCCAATAGTTGTTTCAAACAAAGTATTAGTAGCTTGTTCTGATCGCTCAGGGTCAAGTAAATCACGAGAAAATTGAATACGCTCATCAGGAGTAAGTGCTCTTGGGTTAAACTCCAAAGGAACTTCAAACTTCGCAGCCCCCTCAGGAATATTTTCCGTGTCAACAATACCTAAACGATTCTTTCTAGTTTGCTCTCTAAGTGCGCGAACTAGGTTAACATTCTGCTCCACTAACTTATCAGCTAGTTCCTCATTAGTTTTATATTTAATTACCTGTTCTCCACCTAATTTTCTACCCTGTTCATCTTTTGGTTGATATCGGTATTCCTTCTCAGGTTCGACAACAGGAACTACAGGTGCTATTGGTTCACTTACCATTTCAGGCAAAGGAACATTATCTTCTATAAGAATTTCACTCATTAATTCCCCCTATTTAATTCTTCAACAGAATCATATGTTCTAATAATAATCTCAATTGGATTGGTAGAAAATTTATCTAACCACTCTTGACCATTTGGATAAGTGTAGGTATTTTTCTCTCCCCTCACACCACGGACAAGAGGTTCTAATTGCTTAGTAATAGACCCATCTTTATTAACAGCTTTAATACGATACTCTAACATTATCTCTCCTCCAAAACATCGTCATACGTACTTGATACGTTTCTATCTACCAATATTACCTCATCTCCTAAATCAAGAATACCAGATGTTATATCAACTGGAGCATCAGAAGCTTTAGGAGTATGTGTATATTCTTCAATAATATTATTTACTCTTTGAGTCCATTGTGTATAAAGCATTGCAGCGGTTTTAGCCATAGTAAAATTAGCCAGAACCTTTTTAGTATCGTCTGGTGGCGTATTTAGCAGTGCTGTAATAAATTTATCACACTCCGATCTAATTACCCGATGCAATACTTTATATCCATGCATTGACACCAAAGAAACTAAATATGCTTTTTCTGCTGGTTCAAGTTTCAATTCCGGTTCCATATTCTCCCCTATTCAACCTGCGGTTCTTGACCTTCTACACCTAATGCTCCGGGTTCTCCACTAACAGCCTCTGACTCAGTATTGGCTCTAGCAGATTCTAATACAAAATCTCTTTTCATACGAAGATCAGTAGTTTGCTCATTTTCTTGAGCCTTTAGTTGGGCCTTCTGATTGTTCACGGCCATTTGACCTTGTAGCTTAGAGTTCTGTTGAGCAGTTTGATTCTTTTGAGCCATTCTCTGCTTCATTTCAGGAGTTAAAGGTTTAATAATATCCTGTACATCTTTCCATTCACTAGATTCCATCCACATTTTTAAGATTGGTTTGAAATCTATATACTCACCATTAATCTCTGCCAAGCTTTCTTGAAGCTGCGGATTATTAAAGATTTGAGTAATCAGTGTCAAAGATTGTGCCATAGTACGTTTAGCAGCCAAACTTGCTCCTGCTAACGTTTCGTATTCCATGACAGCTTCATGGTAATCCTGTAAGTTTACAGTAAACTGTTTGCCAAGTTCCTCGCCTAAGATTGCTTCAATTTCAGTATCTGGCATAAATCGTAAAACTAACATATCCAAAATGTATAAAAAGGGTTTGAATACTTGGTCAATAAAATTATCTAATGGCCCATCAAGACGAGTTGCACTAGCATTAGCTTGAATACCTGCACCACTTGCTGTACGTCCCATAGAGGATCGTGGGCCAGCAGTAGAACCTTGTACTAACTGTTGATCGGCTCCAGAGGAACTTTCAGTAGCTTGTTCTGATTCTCTCAGCGCATTCCATACATCTCCGGGAACCTTAGGAGTTTCCATCAGCTTGTAAGCTTTTTCTACATCACCATCTACAGAAAGAATCTTACCAAGTCCGGTACGAATCATCTGTGTAGGATTATTAGAATCACGCTGACGCAAATAAATTGGATTAACACCAAATGAAAGTATTTTTAAGATAGAATTAATAGTACCTTGATCTACACGCTGGTTTTGACCAACGATCAACCCAAGTCCCATTCCAAAGAATGCTTTTGGACGGTTCCACCAATTAGCCGAAAGATAGTTAATACAGTTAAATTTATTCTTACCTGTCTGTATAACCTTCTTACGATCTACTACAGTAATTTTTCTTCCTTTATCTACATACTCTAAAATTTCTAACTTATTACGTAGTAAATCAGGGCTAACACTTATACCTTCTTTTTCAGCATGATGGACAATACCTTGTGCTAATGCTGCTTGATCGGTAGTTAAAGAGGGCATTGTTCCCGGTTCAGCGGGTGGTAACCACCACTGCATCAACTCATTTTCTGTCTTGGGAAAATACCATTCATTCTTTTCAAGATCATCATCTTCTAGAGAGTCTATAGCTGCTTTTAAATCTCGCAGTTGATAGAAATCCATATAAACTACATCAACAACAAAGTCGGCCAATCGAATATCACCATAACGAAGATGCGGGTCAACTAAAACACGTTCAATAGCCTTGCACTCAAAGAATGGTCTAGGAACAATCTTCTTAGTCTCTTTAATATCAGGTGCTCCCTCAAGAACAACTGTTTTATCAGTCTTAGCTGATGTTGATCCAGTAGGCCCAAAGGGAATAGTAGTGGTTCTAGCTTTTCTCTTGTAACTAATTACTTCTTTATACTCTATTCCCCATTTCCAGATACTAGTTCCTAAATTACCCATCTGTTCAAGACCCCATTTTGTTTCAGTCTTGAATTTACATGCATCTAATAAGTATGATGCCATAGCAGTTTTAGCAGAAACTAAATCCTGTGTAATTCCCGGTCTAGGACGAAGGATCATTGGTGGGTCTGCATAGAATAACCCTTTATAAAGACTAGGAACAATTGCATTAACCGTTTTTGCTACTGTAAATCTCTGTACATTAGGTTCCAGCACATATGTATTCTCATAAACACTCATTGGACGTGGACTTTGGTAGAGCATATCTGCGTCTCTCCAAAGTAAATTCCATTGCTTAGAACTTACGTATGCTTCTGCCTTAGATGCACTACCAACAACTAGTGCTAAATCTGCGCCAAGAGTTTCTAGTTCTCCAGTAGAAGAATAATCGTCTGCAACTAATTGTCTACTTGGATTTGAATTGTCGGTTTCTATTAATGCCATTTTGTCTTTTCAATATGGAGCGGGTTACGAAAATCGAATTCGCTTCACGAGCTTGGAAGGCTAGGCACACCCTATATACCAAACTCGCATTAAGTTTTAAAAATCAATTGTAGAGCTGCCTCTTCAGTTGTCAGTTGAGTCCAATTTACTGCAAGTTTTCCTGCAAGAAGTACAAGGTGACGAAGTGCATGACAGTTGTGACAAAGAGTTTCTAAATTTGACTTTTCATTATTCTTACGGTTTTTATCTTTGTGGTGGATAATTAATAGATAGGGTTGATCATTTCCACATCCTTCACATTTATTTTTGAGATGGTTTCTATAACAACCTCTACCATCAATATAATTAGGATGTCTTGTTCCGCTCTTTAATTTGTTATTCGCAGATGCCGCACAACTTCTAGAGCAATAATATTTTCCTGATTGATTCCTCTCAGAAGAGGGAAGTCTAGTAATCAATTTTCCACAAGTCAAACAATTTGTAATTAAATGTTGTTTTGATTTAGCACACGAAGGGGAACAATAAAAATCAACTTGCCCACGCTTAAGTGCTAATTTTATATATTTAGTATTACGGGTAAATTCTTTTCCACAAAACTGACACTCTAAATTACTAATACTTTTCATAAAATTTGGTCTGGAGAGCTAGACTTGAACTAGCAACTCCGTACTTCCAAGGTACGTGCTTTGCATTAAGCTACCCCCAGTTAATTACATTTTGGGGGTTGGTGGAAAAATGGAGCCGACAGAGGTACTCGAAACCCCACGCTTACGATTACAGATCGTATGCTCTGCCTCTTGAGCTATATCGGCGCGAATTGTGTCAGTTTCAGTTTCCATTATACACTTCCATGATGGTGATGATGTTTATGGTGGTGATGCTGTCTATGCTGTTTAGCAAACTCAATTCCTTCATTTACTAGTCTACACATTTGTTCATAATTACCATATGCCCCATAATAGCGTCCTGAAAGAGCATCATTAACACCAGCGCCACTTTGTCCTGTCCACATCCTATCTTTCCAAACTACCCACTCTTTAGAGCCTTTTGGACTCAACATAGGATGCCATATATGTAATATTTGTGATGGTAATGTTTTATGTTTCCAATAAAGGGTGTCAACTGCTCGCATAAAGGCATGATCTTCACCGCCCCATCCACGAAATCTTTCATCAAAACCACCAACTAACTCAAAAGCCTCTCTAGGCATTATTTGAAGCATTGCACCATACCAATGTCCTATATTGCTTCCAGAAGAATCAAATACACAGGTTATAGGTGGTGGGTCAGGAATCTCATATGGACAATCTGGCGGTGACTCTAAAATTGTCTTAGAGATTGACTCCTTTAATCTAAAGAATCTTCTATAGGGTACAAACCATAGCCGTCTATGCTTTTTTCTGGCCTTTCGTATTCTAAACGCTGCTTCTAGTATTACCTCTGGTTTAATATACGCATCAGCGTCAATAATAACAAACACATCACCAGTCGCTCGTTTTTCTGCACAGTTCACGGCAACAGATTTAGAAAAAGGAGATTCACAATCATCACCAATAACTATCTCTGCTCCGGGAAGTTGTCTCTCCCAATACCGTTTTAACCATCGCCAATTAACTTCACGACTTTGGTGATCATTATGATATGGAACTAATAAACTGATTCCATAGCCCTTTTTGAAACGCTTTACCCAACTCATAATATACCTCAAAAAGTTCTTGTTGACGATCTTCAACATGAAATCTAGAGGCTTCAATAAGCTTTCCAAATTCAAACGGGCATTTGATGCTTTCCGAATAGTCCCTAAATTTAAAGTCTCCTCCATCACGAGCTAATTCTCCACAAAACTCAACACGCCTTGGTATTCCGAAAGCATCTGCTAATATCATCCCATGTAAAGATGAGGTTAATATTTTTCTACATCCTCCTATTAATGAGATTATTTCTAAAGGATCACGGTCAGGATTAATAACTGTATATGTATATGGTTTAGGACACCACCTATTGCGAACATCAAAATCTAAAATGCTATCCTGCCAATGCGGTACAATTCCTAGGTCAAAAACTTTTTCCTGTGGCCTAACCAATTCATCGGCTAATAAGCCGGGGTCACCTAGTACAAATTCACCTTTAATTCCTCTAGCCGATAATGGCCCTCTAAGTGCCCAAATCTTGGCGGTATTAGTGTGTAAATGTAACCTAGAGAATTCATGTAATTTACCAGAACCAATAATGTGTCCATCCCATAAAGGGGGGACATGTTCTAAAATTGAACCAACTGATATAATCTGTGAATGACTAATTGTATCCCATTGAACCTTAATGTCAGCAAATCGTTCCAATAACAAAGGGGCCAATTGATCCCCAAAATTTGGTCTTTCGTTCCACCAATACGACTTTATTCTCCTCATATTAACTCTTATTTGCTTACAACTACTGACAGAATACTAAACACAACAGCAAGTCCAATGAAATACCACAATCCGGCTTCACAAAGTTCATGATAGAGTTTTTTCATTTAACCACCTATTACATCCTCTAATGGATTACCATAATTATCCGTACTAGATACGTTTTGCCTAAATGCTTGTTCTAATTCCCAAGCCGTGGTCGGGTTATCGTCCACATAACCTTGATTCTGTCTAGCATATTTGCCTAAACAGTAGATTTGATTGTATCTTTCTTCTGATTGGCGATCTGCTACAAATTGTGTGGAAGCAAAGTTTATTTTACTTTCCATATCAGCATAAGGTTGAAACACTTCGGCCAATAACGATAATGCAGAAACTATATCATCATGAGAATCATCTGCCGTTCCAGTAAACTTTTCTAACTCAGTATAGATATCTTGCAACCCTTCGCAAGAATTTAAGAAGAACATTCGTTCATCTCCTAAAAGTCTCGCTACAGGCTTTGCCTTCATTTTCTTAGAATTAACTTTTGACCCATAGCCTAGGGAAACAAATTCAACAGGTACAGTAATTCGTAATTTATCCATCTCTCTACGAAGTTCACGTCCCATCCATTTAACACCTACAGAATCTTCGATTGCTATCCTTTTTGGTTTCCATTTAAATGCACTAGCAGCAATAACCTGTGGAAGTTCAAATTCATTGAATCTTCCACGAATCATATTAATTATGTAAAACCGTCCCCCATAAATCAGCGCAGTAATCATTACGGTATAATCAGCCCAATTTTGAACTGAATACGCTGTGTCAACGGTCGCCACGATAATGCCTTGTTGCGGCAACTGGTTATGAGGAATAGTTCTACGTATCAGTAATTCTTTTGGAAACTTTACTTGATGATGTTTTCTTGGATTATTAACATACTTTACATAAAAATAAGGATCAAGCTTTTTCTTCTTATGTAAATACTCGTAAGATAATCTTTCAGGAAACCATAATACTAAATCTTTTTTAGTAAGCTCATCTTCAATCTTACCAAGTTGCTCGGCTTCCTCTGTTAACCACCAACACGCTCTAAGGTAGACCTTAATATAGGAATGACTATTAAATCGTCCAGAATCTACAGAGCCTGTAATAGTCTCTAAACCTTCATCTTTAGATGCCTGTTCTTCTTGTTTAATTTTCTGTCCGTAATAGTCCTCATTATCATACCACGTTCCTAAAATATTCTTAAATCCATTAGGATTAAGCAAAGCTTCCATAATGCTTATAGATTTATTAGTTGCCTCAATTCTAGTTACTGTACGAGAATTTTCATCATTTACACAATCATCCAGTTTGAGAATCATATGGTGCCAGCCTGCCAAAGCCTGATCTAAAGATGCTGCTTTTACAGTCGGTTCTTTATCACCACTGCCTAATACTGCGGCTGAGTTCCATTCAAATTGTGTTCCATCATTCGGCTTAGTGCAATGTTCTCGAAATAGAACTTGAAAAACACTAGTAGTAAGTTCCCTTGTAGACTTATCTAGAAGCTTTGCAGGAGCATATGTTGGTTTCTTATTTTCATCCACTAATCCAGTCTCTGCTAGTGTAAAGTGGCCTTTAAGTTCACCTACAAAGCCTAATGCTAATGATAAAACTCCTGTGATAATTGCTATAGTTACTTCTGGATAATTAATTGCCCACTGACAACAGTCTGCAATATCAATTGATGATTTGAATCCGCCACGAGGTACTAATAATAAATCTTCTTTTAATTCTGTATATTGATTGGCAAAATCATCAAAACTATTAAATGTTGGGTCTTTTTTTACGAAATGTGCATTGCAAATTTCTTCATGTGTCTCTATTGTGGTAAGGTTATACTTCTCCAAAATATGACATAGAAAGAAAAGGTTTGTCTGACAAAGAAAACGATAAATTTGTAATTGCTCTAAATAAAGGTGAAATTCTAAAGAGTCCGGTTTGATTAGACTTGATGTGACTCTTTTTTCTTCCGCCAAATAATCAAACCAACTTTGAGTTACTAATGCTTTCTGATCGGAAGTTAGTCTATTCCATGATTTTTTAGCAGAATCTAAACAAGCATCCTTGCTTCTATATTTATAGTTAGGATGAGTCCATGCAGCTTCTACTAGTTGTTCCAATTTATCCAGATGCACGTCTTGCCTCCCAAACGGCCTTCATTCTTATACTTTGTGCTAACCTTTTTTCTGGGGTATTTGCACAACTGGCTGCTCTTCGCAATCTTTCTTTTGCTTCTGGAGTAGAACATATTTTTTTAAGAGCAATACTCCGTTTTTCTAATGTTTCTTGTGAAGGTATTCTGCCTGTTGAGGCTTTGCTCATTTTCTGCCGAGTTTCTTCTGAAACAGGTTTTTCTCTAAACGCTTTCATTTTGGCAACCACATCAGGAGCAGCCATTCCTCTTTTAGTTGCTTCACTTGTCTTTTTTCTAGATTCGGGGTTTTTATAATACTCTAAAAGAGTATTAGAAATTCTAGACCTAACTTCTGGTGATGGGCTATATCCATTCATACCATCACCTCCGTCAGTACAATTATACACCTTGCCAAAACTACGAAAAAATGCTATAAACAGTTTCTCAAAAAAATTCAAGTCAGATTCTGCACAAGGAATAAGCTCAACTTCAAAATTATCTATTCCATACATCCTAATGGCGCGATGAAACGGAAAATGACTTCCTCTATTGGCCCAAGTAATATGATCCCATCTTCGTTCTTTAAAATCTTTCGTCTTGCCTATATAGGCTTTTCCACTTGGACTAGTAAATATATAAATACAATGTTCACAAGGCATTGGCTATCTCCTAGGAATTTACAACAAATAATTAACTACCGTGATGAAAATCACCCATCGTTTGGCTAAATGAAGCCATATGGGCCACATGTTTATTTTTACTATGAGTAGCTTTTTCAACCATGTCTTTAGGAATTTCCTTATCTGGACTAATTCCTAGAGCGTTGTGCAAGCCATTTTTTCTCAAGTGATGCATTGCTCTGTATAAACTAACGTTGTGTTCGTTCTTTTCTTCTGCCATTTTTTCTCCTAGTATTTTATAACTCCCTCGCACTAGTTATTAGTGCGGGGGTGAGGGTTAGCGTTGAGAGCTTCATGGTGCCACCTTAATTGCCCAAACCCCTTGTGACGGTACACTTGCCGAATAGCCAGTGCTCAGCGTTCCCAGCGAGTCATGCCATGTACCAATCGGCAGCACTGACCAGTCAGAGGGGTTGGAGTTGGGAGCTTTGTTTGTGTTATTGGCTATGGCCACGTAGCGCAGCCACGAGCCGCTGCTGTTGTCCCAAACCATGTTGCCGATGACGTAAGCGGTTGCCGACTTCCACGGCCCTAGCCAGTTGGCAACCATGTCCATTGAGTGCGTGTACGGGCCGCTCTGAGAGTCTGAACTCCAGCTACAAGCAACGGTCTGAGTTGTAGATGAGCGATTGAAGCCTACCCACATATAAGCACCGTTCGCCAAGGGCCGCGTGTAGCACTCGCAGTTCGCATCTCCACAGGAGACTTGCGACACTCGGCCATGCGTCAGCGAGAGCGGGTCTTTCAAGGCAGCGATAAGTTCTATGTTTTCGATGGTAGTCAGAGTTGCCTGAGTCGGAGCACCATAGCCGATAGTGCCGCTGAAGTCTATCCCGGTAATCATCGGAGAGGCTTCCACGGCAAGCAAAACCATGTTCGACAGACCTTCTGTGTCCGTCGTCCCTGCCGCTGGTTGCCCCGTTGATAGATCATAAATCGTGCGATAGTAACCGGGGCGAACGTAGCTCTCATACCCGTGGTTCTGATCGAGCTGAGTCAGGAAGTGCGTCCATGTATTCGTGTTAGCGGTGTACATGCTTACCGAGTTCCCGCCAACCGTCGAGGCCCAATCTATCTGATCGTACTGATTGACGGGGCTGGTAAATGATAGCGAAACCTCAAACGGCACAGGTTTATGAAAGGCTGTAAGGATGGCACTCTGCATGGTCTGGTATTCGGCCTGTACCTGCGCGTTAGTCCAACTGTTTAAGGCAAAGTCATAGCAAGAATCAAGCGTGATACCGTCAGCACCGTATCCAGCCACCTGTGCTGCGTCGGGATACTCAAACCCGAATGTACCGGGATTTCCTATACCGCACGCACTACCAGCAGCCAGGTAACTTTGTACCTTAAGCCCATCAGCGTGAAGATATGAGTAGAACGCAGCCATACCGGGGAAGTCGGCTGTAGGTGTCAGGGCATATCCGGTGCGAGCGCCTGTAACCCAAGTCACACCGCCATATATCCAATTCCACCCCGCTGCTACCGCACCATAAGTCACCATCGCGTCGGCACTGAGTTTGTCCAACGCCTCGGTTTCGCTTCCGCCATAAGCGTAATAGGGGTCGAAGATCATCCACGGGACATTAGCGGCTGAAGCTGGTGGGTTGGAACTTAGGCCATGAGATACAAACCCACGATGTGCAACTTGTGGAGCGGCTCCAGCCGACTTGAAGGCGATGAAGTTCGCAACCATAGGCTGATTCGTTATAGGGGCAAGCACCGAGAATTGGAAGGTGTGAACCCCTGCTGTGTTCGGGCTGGTGTTATCCAAGAGAACATCAATAATCGGATAAGGATTGACTCCGTTGATCTGCTGCACGTTGTAGCCGCTGGTCACACTGGAGAGAGTTGCTAAGGGATAGTTAGAGTTCGGTGCTTGCCCCGGCGTGTAGATAGTCCCTACAAAGGAATCATTGTCGGCTGTCGTCGTGACTGAGAGTGTAAGTCCTGTGGCGCTGCTGCTAGAGGAAGAAACACACTTATCTACCGCTACGGCGGCTTGATTGCTGTACGCTTGAACTGTTAGGGAAATGTCGCTGGCAGAGCTAACGCTCATCGTAAAAACAGTCGAACCGCCAACCGCCGATTGGATAAAGAACCAATTAGAATAGTGTCCAGACTCGTAATTTGAACTGCATCCTAGCGATCCGCCCCACGTAGCAGTACCATCTTTATCCGAGCCAACGGTCTGACCTTCGTTTGCGACAACGTGATCCACAAGAACGATAAGCGCCCCAGCCGTGATTGTCTTGGTGATGCTGACGCTAGTAGCTGATGGATTGCTAACCGTTCCACCCTGCCCCGGCAGAACTACTAGCTGCGCGTGGCACAGTGCGCTGAGGAGTAAGCAAGCGATGATGAGTGATCGTTTCATGTTGGTCCTCAGTGGTAAGTAATGGCGATGTGAAAGGCGTGACCAGTCCCCGTTGCAGTCATGCCGGGGTCAACCGATGCTCCGCTAGACAATGTAGGTGTGCCGCTTAGAGTTCCCGTGGCCGACCATGCGTTATTGCCACAAGTCAAGGCTCCTGTCAGGATTGTTCCGCCTCCATGTACAATCGGAGTCACTGTAGTGGTCGTGCCCGTGTCAGCTAGGCAGTACACTCCGGTGATCGTGACCGTACTGGCCGAGCCATTGAAGCAACTCCCATTATAAAAAGTGCCGTCGCCTGTAGTAAGCACATAAGAAGCTCCAGTGCCAACCACGACCATCTCACACTCGCCAGCATTTACTGCTGGTGGAGCGGGGGCGGCTGCCTTCCACTTTCCCGCACCCGAATCGTAGGTTGGAATATTCCCGTTGCTCGGCGTTCCCATCGAAGTGTCAAGTGCTTTTCCATCAAAGCCAACTACCGTCTGCGACGACGATGTACCGGAAAGATCACCCCCGGCAGTGAAGCCAGATGCCACATTCGCCACAACTGCAATCTCCCAATACGTGCCGTCGTAGATCAGTTGCACTGGCGTAGCCGCTACAAGATCGCCAGAAGCTAGCACCGCTGCGCCGGAGTTCTTCCGAATGTGCTTCGCGCCTAGCGAGTTAATATTCACCGTCACATCGCCCGTATTAGTCGTAGTGGTGGTATAGAGGATGGATGAGCCGGATACAGGAGTGAATGTAGGATTAGTGTTGCAACTCTGTACCGTACCGGAGCCAGAAGAATCTGAGCAAGATGAGTCTTGAAATTGCCCCGCTACTCCGGTAGATATAGTTGGCTTACCGACACCGGGTGATCCACTATAGGTCGCCGTTCCGCTGACGCCGAACTTAAGTCCTAGATACAGCACAGGAAGCGTCTGTCCAACTGTTGCCCCTGCCAAAGCCTTAGCCATAAAACAGGTTCCCACTGCAACGCCTGTGACTTGCGTAGCTCCGCTGTCCTTGACGCGCCCTGGTGTAGCAGTTCCGCCAATGAGAACATGCTGGGCAGTTATTGTACCATCAGCTACGGCAGTGTAAATCTGACCGGGGATAGCCTCAAGAACAAACTTGTTACCTACAGTTGCAGTAGTCTTAGCAAACCCCAAGCCGCAATTACCACTTACAGGAAGAATCCAACGTGCGGGGTCAGTAGCATCTTGGGCAGCAAGTAAGTTTACGGTTACTCCACCAGTACCTGCTACAACAACCGGGTTCTGGATGCCACCGCCGCTGCTTATAGAACCTCCAGCAACTTGGTCGGGGGTAAGCACGGAAGTCAGCGCGGCAGTTCCGGCTCCAGCATTCAGAGAGTTCGCATAAACATTCTGTACTCCACTTGTGTCAAACTGATTTCCACTATCATGGAACTCTCCTGCCTAGAACCTATATATCCAGAATCTCCGATTACAGTCTGATTATCCCAAATAGCATTACAACGTGACCAACAATAATGATCTAACCCACCTGCAATATATACAACCACACCTAAAATTCCAGTCGTAGTATTTGCAGGACAAAGAATTCCAGTACCGCCACTATTACACAATGCTTTTCCAACTACTCCTGTAGAGTCCGTAACGATAAACAGGTTGCCGTTAACGCCCGTGTCTGCACCATTAGGAAGTTGTGTTGGGTGAGTGCCGTCGTCTACGATGGTCGAGGCTACACCGTCGCCAGAGTTGTCGCCCTTGATGACGTTTGTGGTATGGGCAATGGTAACGCTACTAGTTCCACAAGTGGGACAAGAGATATCCCCTGTCCCT